CCGGTTTTGAGTGGTCTTCCACGAGTATTTTTAATATCGTGGATCTACTTGACTATGTTATACAACAAGGTCAAGTGACTGACGTTTCTGGTTCTAATGGAGGTCAGATTAGGGTTCTCTCTAATCTCTCCTATTCATTAACTCCCGAAAGTCTGCAGATCACCTACCATTCCGAGCTCAGAACTGGAAACAGTCCTGTTCCCGGAACATCCAATGACGTTCGTCATTGGAACTCTAAGATTCAGATACCCTTTGGGGTGCCTGGACCTTCTGTAGATCCTGTCGTAGGAAACACATACTATGGTTTGCTTACTAGCAACCATAGCGTGTTCAGCTACTCGGACGGCTTTGCGCTGTACCAAGATGCTGAAGGACAGTTTGAAGACTCTCACGTTAACAGCGATGTTAACGAGCTAGTCTTTCTCACTAATCCTGGTTCTTACGATCCGTCTGAAGAGTCGAGGTTTAGATTGGGATATATCCCGAGTAAGCTCGGATCAGCATCTCATAACTTTCGAGATGCTATCCGGGCTAGCTTTGACGATATTGTCCCTTCCTCGCTTTTCTCAACTGTCTCGGCTTTTAAGGAGTCTGAAAATTCTCTGGATTTAAATATCCTTCAGAATATTCAGAAGCTTCCAGACTTAGCATCAGCTCTTCCTCGAATAAAGGAAGCCGTTGATGTTGCGTCTAGAATTCTCCGTCACGATTTCAGTTCCTCCACTTTACGTGAAGTTATTGATCTTGTAACGAAGACTGAGCTGCAGAGGAGTTTTGAGTGGCGTCCATTTTTGGACGTTTTCACTACATATATTCCTCGCCTCGCCGAGTTTTGGGCTCTTTTTGGGAGAACTTCCCAACGAGCCATAGGCCGCGGATCTTTCCGTTTCAAACTTCCTGAAGGAAGTCTGGGACGAAAGGATGTCACTCTCATAACTCGCACCAAGTTAGTGATGGATACGAGCCAATCTAAGCTCTTGTCCAGCCTCCTGGGGGCTGATGCTATCGGTATCTTACCGAAACCATCAAACCTCTGGGATCTCATCCCGTTCACATTCGTAGTGAACTGGTTCACCGGTATAGGTGGAGCAATACGAAGAGCCGAGTACTCAGCGATTTTGCTGAGCTTACCCGCCTATTTCGTCCACTCTTATACCCTCACAAGTCCGTTTACCTCTGATGAATTGGCAGCTTGGAATCTGTCATCCTCATCAGAAGAGCCGGCAGGTCTGAAGGCATACTATAGAGATTTATCTTTCTATAGCCCTATACCTCGAGATTCTCGCTTTGGCTTCGGCATTCCAACCGGCATACCAATTATTGGTACTGCCGGCAGTCTCCTCTACCAGCTAATTTATGGCTTGTAGACCATATCCCCCCCTAATAGGGGGTAGCATAGCGAAAGGCTTGCACCATGTCTTTAACATACTCCATCGACCACGTTGTAACAAGCGTGGAAGACGTTTCTGTGGAAGTCGCCCCTAAGTCAGAATTGACTTTACGGCAAGTGACCACCGATCCTAAGACCGGTGAGATCTCTGCGGAATACGTCCTTGCTTCAGGGAACGACAACTACCCAGCTGTCGTTACCTATCGCACGGTTCTTCAGCGTCGTAACAACGCGCTAAAGAGACGTATCTCCATGACTTTCCAGACATGGGCCACGACCGCTGATAGTGTTACAGGCATCGATGTCAAGAAAGAAATTTCTGGCACGATGTCCATGATTCTACCTCCGGACGCGACTCTTGAGCTCGCTGATCTCGATGACTTCTTGGGCAATGTATTCTCATACATGTACCTGAGCGTCACCACCAAGGTCCGCGACACTACTTGGCTTCAGAAACTCCTTTATGGAATTCCTCAGGTCAAGTAATCAGAGGGGTGCTATAACAGCGCCAGACACTATCCTTTCGATTTCAGTATCTTAGGAGAGCATCATGACTACTGTATATATCACAGCCTCTGGAAAACGTCATACGATTGAGATCGATGAACGTTTTCTCTCAGAAATTGGCATATCAGCTAGTGACCCGAATAAGGATACTGTATCCTTATTCCTCGCTAGTTGGTTTGCCCTTCTTTCAGATAGCCCACTCAAGAAGCAACGTAAACCATGGCGCTCATACTTTATGATGAAGAAAATTCTCATAAAGCATGGCGTCAAGGGTACTGTTGTTCTCTTCTCCGACCTCGCTCACCGTATGGTAGCAGATTCTGTCTACCTCGGTATCGAGTATGGCACCACAATTGGTGCACTCCTTGAAGACATGAAGGATACTCCTGTTTTTCAGGAGTATCACTTCCTGTCTGACATGACACCTAGCGAAGCTAGACGTTATGAAGGAACCGGAGAGATCGAGTCAGTGTTCTCTTGGCTATACACATTTCTCAACTTCGGAAAGAAGTTGGATTATGTCGACCAAGAGTTCAATGTAACCGCCTTGCGCGGTTGGCTCGATGTTGAGAAGAGGCTCGATCGACTTCAGTTAGAGGATAATGATCTAAGTTTTTTAGACTCATCCTCGAAACTGTACTCCCACGTTTCGAATGGACAGATCTTAGACCAAAGTTTGGTCCTGGGCGTGTCCAAGAACGGGGAGTCGCGAGTCGTATTGACAAAATACGTACGTTGCAATACGATGCCCGAATCGATCGGTTCCTACTCCAAGGCCACACTGGAAAGTATGGAATGGGTAGGGACGTCGGGATTGGGGTGGATAAAGTTTTACCTAATCCGTCCCAATGGACGCCTGAAAGTGGTGTATCGTCTAGGACTGCTCGCTTAAGGTTCGTGCCTAAGAATCTTAAGGTGGCGAGATCCATATGTATGGAGCCCAACACCCTGATGTTCTTCCAGCAGGCCGTTTTGCGAGAGTTCCTGAGACTGATAGACTCTAGCCTCTTAAGTCGTTTTATCGACATAAAGGACCAGAGTAGAAATAGGTATCTTGCTCTCGTTGGCTCTTATACCAGCGAGATTGATACTCTAGATCTAAGTGCTGCAAGTGACTCAGTGTCGCTTCAGTTAGTTAAGGGGATATTTCCCCCTAGCTGGCTGATTCCGATGCTAGTTACGCGAAGCTCCAAGGTCATTCTTCCCGATGGTACTGAAAAGTCCATCTTGAAGTTTGCTCCAATGGGTTCAGCTCTATGTTTCCCGACGCAATGTATTATCTTTGCTTCGGTATGCATATATGCAGCATGTCTATACACCTATGAGAAAATGCCTAGGACCGTTAGTTTCTCGAGCTGGTTGACACCCGGTTGTATTAAGCGAGTTATTCGCTCCTTTGCGAAAACTCCATCTTACTACAAGGATGCCTTCCAGCCACTAGCGGTCTATGGTGACGACATCTGTGTCGATCAGAAGATATCGAACAGTGTCACGTCCATCTTATCGCGCCTCGGCTTTCAAGTTAATCTTGAAAAGTCTTTCCGAGGTGGTCAGGGCTTCCGCGAATCTTGTGGAGGCTACTACCTTTGCGGTAGCGACATCACTCCTTTGTACTTTCGAGTCAAAGGTGTTCGGCAGAAGCTTACTGCTGAGCGTGTCGCATCACAAGTTCACACCATCAACGAAGCTTGGAACCGTGGGTATAAAACCCTATATCGGTTCCTTCGCCAGGATTTGATGTGTAGGGATCTACCACCGCGGTTGAGAAGCCGCAGTGGTAGTGTTTCTATCCCTTATATCTTACCTACTTCCACTGAGTTCGGTATATACTCCAGTGATCCTAAGAATAATCACTTAGGC